CATCATAACTAGGTATAATTATCTTGCCAGAGTACTCACCAGACTCACAAAATCCAATTCGATACTTGATGATATCAAAAATTGTTACACCTCGTTTTTTTAGATAGTGTACAGCATTTCGATAATCTGGAGAAGCTTTAGGAATCCAAAGTGGTTTATATTCTTGTGGTAATTGTATTGTTTCTGTTTTTACCGGAGCATCGGTATTTATGCGATATCTAGATGACTCGATTATACGAGACAATTGTTCAAAACGTTCTTTAGGTAGATTAAGTTGTTTGAACAAGCTAACGATGCTACGACCTTTTTTATCAGATATCCAACAGTGCCAAGCATTCTCACCGTTCGAATTGGTGTGAATATCAATTTCTAGTTTTGGCTTGTAGTGAGAAACAAAAGGAGAGAAGAATGCAATATTATTACCAGATGTAGGTTTACCTTTTCCTAGAACTGATTCTAATAACTGTAATAACTTAATATTCTTCATTAATATAATATAAGTAATATACTGTACTAATCCAATAAATTATATTAATATTAATAATAAATAATATTAGTTAGACACATACATTGCATTTCTGGTCTAACGATCGATTCAATACTGAATCAATCTATTAATTAATATGATACATTAATTATCAGAATGTATTAAAAATATTTCACAAATCAAACCTTTAAGCAAAAAAAGTTTTAATTGTCTTTGGTTCTTCCCCGGTCTTCACACATTCTAACAGCCAATCCGAAGGAATATCCTTTTTTGCAACATGTTTAATACCCAGCTTTAATGCATAAGCTTCATATGTAGTTTTACTACCTTTTGATATTTTTTGTTGAGGAGATTGAAACACCATACGAATATCGATGCCAGGATTTGATGCCAGAACATGTTTCATTTTAAGTCGATCAGCACTAGTCCATCGGCCTTTAGTTTCAATGTACATGGTTTCACCGGTCTTTTTTATGAACACAAAATCCGGAGTGTATTTTGCTTTGCGTTCTGGTACTATATAATTTAATGTTTCAGTTTCATAATTCAAAGGATATTCAGTAGATTTTATTTGATCTGCTACTGTGTGCTCTAATCCTGATTTATAACCGTATTTAAGTGCTGCAGCTCGTTTTGAGTTCCCGGAGCTGTGATAATGATTTTTTGCCATAACTTGTTTGTTTCGTTTATAAGTAATCCCAACGGTATGTGCGCTTTACCTGTTTCCATTTTCTAGACGGCTCGTCATAATTCCAAAATGAAACGGTAGCTTTACCAGATTCATGATCTAGAATTAATTTGTGTACATGTTGCACGATTAGTCGAAGATTTTTCATATTCTGTACATCATGTTCATGAGCTTTGTTTTCCCATGTTTTAAATTTAGATTCCCATGTTAAGTTAAATGAGTCTTTTAACCATTTTGCCGCAGCTTCTTCATTATCACTACCAATAACACGTCCGCCAGCTCCTGGTTTAAATACTGATTTAAAATTTTGAAAATAACGATCTGGAAATTTTGTAATTATGTTGTACATGTCCCAACGAGCTCGTTGAACTTGTTTATGTATTTCTTTTTGTTGAGTATTCATCGTAGCAGACGGCATATTAGAAACATGCAGATGATTATAATGATCAGTCGTTTGCCAAATTAATGATTTTTTACCTAGTTTTTGTTCATATGGAACATAGCCCATCTTTTTTAATTCTGCTGCTAAAATATTACCTAATGTAGTAAACATCTTAGGATTCGAATTATAACTAACTCCATTTATCATGCTAATATCAACAGCATCGCCACTGTAATGTCTACTGGTGATCTCAGTACCATCAACCTTTTGGTCATGACCGGTCACTGCATATGTAATTTGCACATCTCCAATTTTTGCACGTTTTGTCGCAACCGATAAATCTTGAATTAACGATGAATTGATTATATCATTTTTTGCCCGATTTGCCCTCACTAATTTACCTGCCCGATTAACAGGATTTTTTTCTTGTACTGGTGGTGTGGGTGTCGTTTTTTTCTTTTCGCGATCTGTTTTTTGTTTTTCTAGATCTTGTTGTTGCTGCTTTTGTTTTTCCTGTTTTTCTTTTTCAATAGCATCATTTGCATCACCCCAACCTTGCTCATTCAATTTAAGTTTATTCATAATTATAGTTTCTCAGTTTTATGTTGTATTATAAATTGATGAGATCTCTCTGCTACTGCAAATCTAGCACTTTGTTTGCGCGCAGGTGTCTCGTTTACATATTCGTTACCAAAAACGTTAACATTGATTGCATATGCAATATATTCCATGTCACTGTCCCAAATTCCGGTTTCTCCATTTTGCTTCAATGTTTTAAATGATTCATCTAATGAAACCCAACCATTACTAATAAAGTAATTTGCATTATTATCATACATTGCAATGATGTTACGTTGTAGTTCTTTAATATAGACTTTAGGACTATTCCGGCTAACTAAACCATCAAATTCCGAATCGTATTGTACTCCATTTTCATAGTATTTAGTTACAACACCATTTTCACGGTATACACCATTCCAAAACTCAAACTTATTTAACATACCTTCAAATTCTCTGGTACCATCAAGATAAACTTTACCTTCAAGGGGATATCCGTTATCAACTTTACCGGTAAAACGCACAATCCTTTGTTTACCATCTATCAGTTGTTTAAACGGTAATCCTAGAGCATCGCCTTTCCCTGGAACAACTTCGGCCTCGTATGTATCATCTGTCCTTTTGAATACGCCTTTAAACAACACATCATTCAAGTTAGGATTAGTTAAACTGTTTGCACCATCTATAACCGTTCCTTCTAATGGTATGTAGCCTGGCATTTTCAAGGTACCAATAAAAAAATATCCATATGGCTGTTGCAATTCAGTATACCATGGACTAGTAACATCGAAACCAATTTTATAATTTTCTGATGTTTTTACTACATCCGGTAAATTTGTTAAATCCGGTGCCTGCATATCATCATCTGATATTGGCTTATTAATTCGATTAACTTGATTTGCCCACTTTACAAATTCTTTAACTTTGATCGGGTCTAACTCATATTTATCTTGACCTTGTAAATGAGTTTTTACGTAGTTAAATGGGCACATATGTGCATCGCCAATGCGGAAAGGTACACCTGCGTTTATCGTAACAACATCGCCCTTCGAAGGGTCGAGATGATTTGTTTTGTATATGTTCTGTAGTTTATCATAAAAATACACAGCAGGAAACACCCAAAATGTATACAAGTAATTACGTTCCGCATCCCGTTGGTCATCACTGATCAATATCACATATTTTCGATTTCCATACTTAGCAATAGTTGCATCTTTCATGGCATATATACCAATTGCACGATATACTTCAGATTGTGTAGCTACACGATCATCGGTTTTCTTTGCAAACGCTTTAATACGAAATCCATAAACTGCACCCGCAGCCCGGGCATCCAATTGGTCATCTGACGAACCAAATCTCTGTTTGATTACAACCCGAACACGAGCTGTTTGTTCGTGTAATGCGTTCTGTATAATGTATTCTAATGTGTGCTTCTTCATATATAATAAATATCTATTACCAATCAACTAGTACCATATTCCCATTCCACAACATAATGTTCTCAGAACGAAAATCTAAATCTAATTCGATATCCGGGATGTTTAATTTTTCAACTTCAAACTGCAATGTGTTTAAAAAATTATCCAATACCGGGTCTGTGTCATTTGTTTCTGCAATAAAATCAAACACTGAAACTTCGCCTCCATTTTCTCGGGCAAATGCGGCATACTTGCGCATAAAACTATCTATAGTTTGTTTAGTAGTATCAGGTAACGGTTCAGCATTTGCCATAATATACATGTTTTTTCCATCAACATAATATACCGGAATAAAACATGTAAAGTCTTTGTATCGATCAACTACACGTTCAGCAACAACATATTCGTCTTGTTCTTTGGTAATCTTAAAAACTTTGTCTTCACCGTCAATTTCATACACTCGACCATTGTCACCAGCACCAATCAAACGAAATTCTTTGCGTTGTATTTTGTCTAGACACTGCTGAATATCTGGGTTTGCAATCTCACGTAGTAGTTGTTTTAAGCGTATCATGTTTATCCTATATTCTTATCAATATCAATGCGAACCAAGAAATTGGTATCTACATCACTTCGTTTTCTAATGGGCTGTGCTAATTTTCCGATTGCTAACAATTGACCGTAATCATCATACAATCCAATTGTGGTTATGTACGGTGCAAAATCGCTACCTGTAACAAATGAATAATATGTAGTATCATCATCTGCGGTAAGAGTTGAGTTAAGTGACATGTTAAAATCACCAGCATCAACTTTGGTAACTACTCCTAATTCATATGTAGTTAGTGTGCTACGATAACTTGCAGTGTATGGCGTTTCGAGTATGTCATTAAAACGATAATCTGGTGTTGATATCACAACCAAGCCTTGTTTAGCAAACACTGATCCAATCACATTGGTTTGTAAATATGAACCGGTCTCGTTGATATCGGCCAAGTATCCAACTTCAGTACTACTTAATACTTTGTTATAAATTCGAAGTTCATCTACAACACCAGTTAAATTTGAAGCGGCTGTATTATATCCTCCAATTTTCAAACTATCAGTGTTATCAATACGAGCTGAAGCAGTAAATGGAGAAAATGTATTAACAAGCAAATTGCTAGTTGTCGACGCGTGTAAAGCCCCATTAACATACATCTGCAAACTGCTACCTGACTTTTGACATAGTATATGCGTCCATTGAGTAACCGTAGCAGATGAAGTAATTTGTGCCTTAAATGTACGGCTACCTGCAGCTGAAAATACTATTTGATTGCTTCCACTTAATTCTATGCGGAATGGGTATTGTTCAGTAATGCTACCTGATGCTTTTGCTGCAACAAGTTTATTAGTAGCCGTTGGATTCGATGCAGATATAAAAAATGAAACTGCATACCCGTGATCGCGATCATAATATCCATTAAGCGGCGTATCAATATACCCAGCTCCAGAAAATTTTGCAGCTAAACCAATTGAATGTGATGATATAATTATACCTGGCACATAAGTTACGCCGGCAGAGTCATATGAAACACGAGTTGTATCAAAGTATTCATTAAATCCTTCATAAAACATAACATTTGGAATAATAGACGCAGTGTTATACGACGCATCATAAACATTGCCATATCGATCTGAACTTATATAAGTAGTAACCGTTGAACCATACGAACTTGTTCCATATGTACCAGAGCCATACACGGTACCTGCAGCAGACGATGCATAACTAGATGTCATTGCAAATGAGCCAGGTTTTATTCCTTCACCAATTCGTATTTGCGGAAATGAAAGCACAGATGCTGACTGAAACAATGCTTTTTTAGTTCTGTTAAGATCTGTAGGTCCAAATGTATTATACGGCTGATCTTTATATTTGAAAAATAAATGATTGACAGAAAAATATGTTACTGTTTGTAAACTATTATCTACATTTATCGATGTATTATATCCGGTACTAGTACCAATTGTTGGTAAAGTTTGAGAATATACTCCCTTTAATGGTAAACAATATGAGGTCGTACTTCCAGAATATATATTCCATAGTTTGTATGTTTGAAACGGATTAACTGTGATATCAGCTCCGTCAATTTTTTTAAACACACTAGGATAAACACCTTGATATGTATCTATGTTTGATAATCTTGTTTCTGCCATACAGTAAAAACCCTGCTACATTTATAATAAATATAACAGGGCTTAATTCAGTGGTATTTTTTTAGAAATCTAATTTCACTCGGATAAGAGCTTCACGCTGGAATGATTTTAATAACGGCTGACTTAATTTAGCAACCGCTAACAATTCCTGACTATCATTATACAATCCTACTGTTGTAATATATGTTTTAGGATCACCTACAAATGTAGTTTGTGATATTTGACCTACACTACCGGTAACAAATGAAGGGTTGTTTGAGAAGTTGTATTCTGCATTTTTAATTCGCACAAAATAATGTGTGCTAGTAATTTTTTCAGAGTTACGAGCTAAAAATTCATTGCTAAGTCCACCAGCTCCTTTTATTGAATGATATAATACAAAATGATTATTACCTTCTGAGTTTGATCCAGTATTTGTAGCAAAACCTAATTGTTGATCTAGCATTTTTGCATCAAAAACTAATACTCCATGATCTGGGTATGCTAATCCATAATATACCGGCGCTGCTGAACTATAAACACCATTAGTCAATGAACCAGACACGATATTATAAACTCGACCAGAATCACCAACAGTTGCAGAAACAATCGACGAATCATCGATTAGTTTAATTACACTACTGCCAGTAACTACTGACCCAGTTGCGTTAGTCGCTCTAGATGTAATCGATGTTAATGGAAGTTCAAAATTTCCAGCATCCAATCTTTCACGTAAACGATTACGTTTAAAATTAAGTGCATAAATATGATCTGTACTTCCTGAGCCAGCTGTTATAAATCTGGATGTATTTGCACTTAGTAAAAGTTGACGATACTGCGAATAAATTGCTCGGGAAGGTGAATCATTAAGTGTACCTTGTGCAGATGATCCACTACCTAATGCATGACCATATGCTAATGAGAATTGAACGGCTGATCCAGTTGCGTCCGGATTTGATTGATATACATCTACATAGTATCGTCGTTGTGTAGTTGTTTGTGCAGATGAACTAAAATATGTAGTTAATCCAGCTACATCATCACTCCATAAACCTGCAGTTACTGTTTCAGTTTGATTTGCAACTACATCATTAAGCTGATCAAACTTTGTGAATACACGACCATTACGGGCGATAATCTGTGTTTGTTGTTGTTCTGCAATTATTTGATTTGCTAATTCTTGAGCTAACTGTTGAACCTGTGCATTTACAGCATCAATTTGTGAATTGCTTATTTGACCAGCAATTGCTCGACCAGACGATGCTGTAGTAGTATCTGTGGTAGTGCTAACCGTAGTAGTTGTTGGACGTGGAGGAAGACCTCCAATTGCAGGTTGATTTTTTAGATTCTTAATAAGATCTTTCATATATCATTCTTTTTTATTATACGGTTACCGCAGTAACTTTCTTAACTGTTAAATTAATTGTTACACTACCACCAGTTTCATTACCAATCACAGTAATAGTAGCAGTTTTGTCAGAAACGTATTGTGGTTTAGCAATAACTCGGAATTCAAATCCAGAAACTGCGACACTTTGGGCATCTTCATTATCACCAATAAAACGAGGCGTCGATGGAAGCACTGAATTTTGTAGGGCTCTGGTAATCTGAATGTCAGCTACCGTAGAATCTGAAAGAATTGCAGTGTATCCTAAATTTGAATTACCACCTTGTAAATTACTTGTATTCGGTGTAATTGCTGAATTATCGCCAGGTGCTAACAATGTAATCGAAGTGTTACCTACAGTAACTACCGGGATGTTTGTTGTTTGTTTTGGCAATGTGATTAGTTTAGAACGAAGAGCTTGAGTTTCATCTGGAATTGCTTCGGTAACTGGCATGTTCTCAATGATAACTCCATAGTAGTTAGTTCCTAATGGATGATTTGGATTCCATAATGAATAATCAACCTCATCATCGCCTAAGGCAAATTGCGTAATTTTAAAGGAATTACCTCCTTTTGCTAATAGTTCGCGACCTTTAAGAGTTAAAATCGCATCAACTGTAACAGAACTATTATCTAAATATCCCATGTTTTATTCCTATTTTATATAAATATGTTATCTTAAAAAATTATACCAAAACAAAACTGCCTTGGTCACCATTGGTTTGATATATCAATTGATTCGGATTAGTTTCACGCCATTCAACTACTGGCTTACCATCTACAGTTTGTGTAGAATTTACATTAAACGCCGGCGATGTCATTTTTGATCCAGCATATCTTTGGTTGTTAAGACCTTGTGGCAAGTAATCAACACTTTGTGCAAAACTACCTGTCCATGTTTTTGATCCTGTTACAAAGGTAGACCCGGACATTAAACGAAATTCAGACGCAGCAGATGTAAAAATTGCCGGCAATTCTGATTGACTTCTCCAATATGGTGTAGAAGCTGTAATATATGAAGATCCATTCCAATATAAATAATCATATGAATACGTTGTTCCATTATATTTTTCATTGCTAGATGCTGTTAGATATGCTTGCCATTGATTGTCATCTTCGGCAGTTAATGTTGCAATTCTAACATTTGTTTCTCCAAAGTAATATAAATAATCTGCTGATGCTGTAGGTTGTGTTGCTTGAATTACTGCATTATAAGTAGAATTCACATTAGAAATGCTAGGTAAGACTGTGTCTTTACTACGCTCTAGAATATTTGGCTGAATTAAAATACCTGTTAATTCATCAACCCGTGCTGGCAGCAATTGTTCCAATTGACGGAAGAATGATAAATCAAACATGGTGAATATTTTAATATACGCATTGATATCATTTTTATCAGTGTATTTTTTCCAATAGTCCTGTGACTTTTGAATTAACCGAGGATATGATTTAGATTCAGCATCTCCCGGATCTCCAATATAATCATCTAGTTCAACAAAACCTAGTTGTGCAATGATATCTTCGTCAATCATTGTTTGAGGTGAAAAATATACACCTAGTTTATTGCTATCTAAAGGAGCTTTATCAAATTGACTACGTTCTGCTCTAGTTTTAACATCTAATACGCCGATTAATTCGTTGTCTTCTAAACGAATCTTGTTGTCATCATATGTACCAGCAGCTAATGATATACCATCATAGTAATATGTTTCCTCAACCGAATCATATGGAGTATTTAAAGTCCATGATGTAAATGAAGATGATATTGTATTAGGTACTGGTTGAACACCAGTTAAACTGGATGTTGTAGCATGATTAATTTTTTGTGTTAATGGTAAACGATATACCAACTCGGTGTAGGCATCAACATTACCATCATAAGCTGCTGGTGCTTTAACGTGATTGTTAAATGCAGAATCCGATAAACTGCTAGACCACAGTCTTAATTCTTGAACTTGTCCTAATAACCGTGAGCCACTAACAGTTCCACCAATAATTACAGATGCTGAATACGGAAATGACGCAGTGGTAGATGCGGTAGTTGCAGCAACAATTTTGCCGTATTTGGAACGCTTAGCTACTACTTCTAATTTGCTACCAGATGTTCGTAGCATAGCAGTTAACCATCCCCCGTCATACATTTCAATTGCAGCTGAGCTAGAATTGTTAATACGAATTGATGCTT